CAACCCCATCAATCTCAATATTTACTAAAGTATTTATGTTCATTATGCGTTCGCCTCTTCTAGTAGTCCGTCAATATGTTCCATTGCCCTCTTAACATCTTCTATTGGCATACGATCTGTTAAGTCGTCAACCATAAGCATAACTCTGCGGTAATGCTTATCAGTTGGTGCGCCAATAGCCAAAGATAGGGCTACCAAAAGTGCTTCATAATCATTAGTTGGCTTAATCATACCGCCTCCACTATCTGAAATGTTCCCTTAGTAAAGAACGTGCTACCACATAATCCACCATTAACAGGTGACTTCCTGTGAAGTTCATACGCGGCTTCGTGGGTTATTACCCCGTAATTTCTCATCGTGTCCCCGAAGAAATTCATCGTCTTGCGGTCAAAGAAATGGCCTTTTTTGTTGTTGATTTCGTAGTTGTATTTAAGTGTTGAACTATTCATGTAATGCTCCTATGGGGCCGAAACCCCTTATTATTATCCGTAAACGCTAGCTTCATAATCGTCAGAAGCCATCTGCTCACACTGAGCGTCTTGACGGTCTTCGTCAGTCCAATCACTGTCAGCTAGAAATGGGTTGCCGCCAGTTTCCTGAAGCCTATCCCATTCTCTTTCAAGCCACACCTGCTTGAAGTCTCCTACCCAATCCCAAGAATCATTTTTAGCAATAAACCAAATTGGTTTAGTGAATGACTGACGCTGATACAAATCATTACCAAGAAGAACTTCGCTTACTTCAACCGTACCTACATTTCTCATTTTAGTCATGTGATGCTCCGTGGGGCCGAAGCCCCTTATTGTTATTGGTTAATATAACGCTCATACTTTGCGTGTAAGGCAGCCATTTCTTCTTGCGTGGCATAATTGTGAGGGGTAGGCTCAAATTCTAATGCTTCTGCTTCTTGACGAGCAATATGAGTTTGCTCATCAGGATCAATATACATAATTGCTGACGGCTTATTTTGGGGTGTGTATGACATGTGATTCTCCGTTGTTTTATTTAACCTACAACTTATTGTAACAGTTCTGTACATGGATGCAACACTTTTGTTTACTTATTTATTAGTCATTGCAGAATGGCGCTCTGTAGCTAACCTGTACCTACGATAATCAGCAAGCGTTTGCTCCCTGCCTCCACGCTTGTCAGCCTCGTATATAAGCATGATTACCTTATCAGTCTCGATGGTAGCTCTCTGCTCACGGCTAGGACCAGTGGGACGGCTTGAGTCAGGTGGGAATAACTCGCTTAAGCTAACCCCAGCAGCCTCTGCTATCTCTACCCCATTAGCACCACAAGCAAAGCAGTTCATTAGCACCGTTCCATCGTCACATTCTTTAATACCCATGCTAGGAGATCTGTCACCATGTACTGGGCAAAGTGCCATCCACTTATTAGCCCCGTTAGTCTTAACGCCCTCTAGCATCATCAATATCGCTTCTACGCTCATGCTGCTACGCTCCGTTTGCTGTACCTTATTTGGGTGCTTGTTATGTATTTTCTGGTTTCATCACTGATTCCATTAACCATTATAGGCTGAATTGCGTTAGGCCATACACCGTAGCGATTGCGGTAAGTGTGGCTAGCCCATGAGTCTTTATAGTTCTTGCCTCTTGAGTACAGCAATACTTCGCTGTAAAACTTAGTCTTATCTTCTTTTGTGTGTTTTCTGTTTCTTTGTTCTGGGGTTAGCTTGGTTAGGATTTCATCGGTAGATTCTAGCTGTTCTTTGAGTGGTATCTCATAGCCACATTTACATCTAAGGCCAACCATCTGCTGAGTGCATTGTGGGCAAGCCTTGCTTTTGATTTCCTTTTTATCACGGGTGAGTTGCTTTTCATTGAACCTTTGTTCACCATTATCCAAAACATCTGGCACTACATCTTCGGCAAAACCATGCCGATTTACATTCCCAGCATGGTCAAGATATATAGCCTTTTCCTTACCCTTAAATGTTCTAGCGATACGGCCTGCGCGTTGACAAAAAACTGAAAGTGATTTGGTTGGAAAGCAGTCGATTAAAACCCTAACACTTGGCTCATCGTATCCTGTGTTAAGTAATCGGCTGCATGAAAGCACTTTAAATTCACCCCTAGTATGGGCAGCATAAATAATTTCTCTCTCTTCTAAATCCATATATCCATCAATATGTTCTGCTGTAATGCCTGCTTTATTGAACACCTCAACCAAGTGCTTGCTGTGTTTAATGCTAGGTGCAAAGGCGATTGTTTGCCCATTCTCGCCATGTTCTAGCCAGTTCTTTACAATGTCCCCCACTAAGCCTTTATCGTCTTCTGTGGCGGCTGCTAGGCTGTTAGGGTCATAGTCACTCCCTCCAGTAGATAATTGTTTAGTCTTTACGCCTTTGAGGTTCACGTTACGCCCACCATAATAATCAATAGGGCATAGATAATTTTGCGCTAACAGCTCACGGGGAGTGATAGGCACTATTAGATCATCATAGTGTTTGCCTAATCCCTTAGAGTAAGGTGTAGCACTTAGGCCAATGAATGGGATGTTGTTATATGTAGCCATAATTTTGGTCAGGCTGGCGTAGTGAGTATGACATTCATCCACTATGGCTAGATCAAACTCTGGCAATCTAGGTCGTCTTGCTAATGTCTGCATACTGGCTATTTGAATGGGTGCTGCGTAGTTAGTTAACTCATGCTGGCCTTGGATAATGCCGAACTTTAACCCTAACTCATGGAATGATTCTAGGCTTTGGGTGATTAACTTGATGCGGTCACATATAAATATAACTCGCTTACCCTTCTTGGCTGCTTCATTACATAAGTATGCTGCTACCCTTGTCTTGCCAAAGCTACAGGGAGCGGCTAATACTGGGTGTTTATTGCCATTGCGGATAGATTGCCTAAGCATCTGAACTGCCAGCTCTTGGTGTGGGCGTAAACTTATCATTTTTATTTGCTCCATTTTATTTAGGCAATAGTAGTCATTTAGATGGTTTGGGATACCTATGAGATATACCTTACTATCGATATGCTATTTGCTTGGTCCACTTACCACAATTTGCATAAACCGTTTATCATCCGTGATTGGCTGGTCTGCCCCCTATTGTGTATCCGCTAACTATGTTTGTACCTTGGCATTGCGCTGCTTCGGTCAGTCCCATCATTCCTGTGCGGTAAGTGCTATCCCAGTTTAAAGCCTTGGTGGCATAAGTCTTGTTTTTTATTGTGGCATAACTAAATCAACCCACATTTTCATGTTGGTCAAGTAGCGAATTGAGAAGGGTTGCACCGCGTAAGCACGTTTGATAAACTACACTTGTGTTGGCGTTGGCTTTTTCCGTTCTATCTTCGCTGGCTCGATCGAGGCTCTAACCTCATCACCAACACATCTAATACTACTTGAAAAGCCTACTCTAAACAAGTGGGCTTTTTAATGTTCCACCATTTCGTTAAATTTATCCTTTAATTTAAGTGATGGATGATGTAGCTGCCTAAGCGATTTTTTATAAATCTGTATACACCTCGCAGTTGATAGATCGAACTTCTTGCCTATTGCTTCCCACGTCATGCCATCTGATAAGCGCATTATCATCATCTTGGCTGATCTATCAGGTAGGCTAGCAACCATATCAGCAACTGTATAATCATTCATTGATGCGAGTAACATCGGGTCAGTTGATCTATTCTCAATCGAAAGCAACTGATCTTTATTAACGTATATGTGGCGACTGTTTTCTGTTAGCTCAATATAATAATGATCTTCTGGGCATACACTTTCTATCTCACACATAAAATAATCACAGATTAAGGCGTAAGGCGCGCGTAATTTGCCGTTATTTGTATATGCAGTGATAGCTAAATTTAATACATCACCCATTGAACTTGGATTGCTACCAACCAATCGAGCCAATTCAGCCGCATTAGCAACACCGCGATCTTCCATCATTCTAGAAAGTCGCCCATTTTTAACTTTAATTTCTACTTTGTAATTACTCATTAATATGACTCTTTCTCATCTATATAATGCGCTTCAATGGTTGCATCATCGTATGCTGATTTAAAAGCCACCATTAACTTCTCCAGTGCAAACTCTTTAGCATCCTCGCTACCCATTACCAACATTGAAAATACATTGTCTTTATCTTCTGCATCCATATCCTCTAGCAATTCAAATATATCTACATTACTACCTAGGATTTTAACGTCCCCTGTTGTATGCAATTCCCAAAAAAGGTCTTCTCGCATATCAATAATATTATCTTCATTAACTTCAACTTCTTCATAAGGGTTATACATTGTCCTGCTCCACTTAGTTATTGTTCAACCACTATATACCCACCTATTACCTATTGCAAACCTTTTTGTATAAATAAATGCTAATTATGTTTACAACCATATCTAATTTGTTTACAATAGCTGGGTAGTTTAAATAAATTGGAGCATAAAATGAAGCAATCAGAATCAATAACAGACCTTGCAACGGCACTATGTCTTGCACAGGCACAAATGGGTGGCGCTATAAAGGATAGCAATAACCCTTTCTTTAAATCCAGCTATGCTGACTTAGCAAGCGTTATACGGGTACTTAAAGAGCCGCTAGCTAATAATGGCTTATCTTTTGTTCAGTTCCCTATTACGTCAGAAGGTGGTCAGGGTATTGGCGTATGTACAATGCTTATGCACAGCTCAGGGCAATGGCTACAAGGTGAATATTTATTACCTATGGATAAGGTGAACCCTCAAGGGGCATTGGCGGCTATAACCTACGCAAGAAGGGGAGCTTTGCAGAGCTTGTTCGGCATCCCTGCTGTAGATGATGATGGCAATTCATTGGTTAATCATAATGTGCCAGCAGTATTGGATAATGTTCCAGAGGCTCCACAAAAGCGAGTAAGCAAGAAGCTAATCCAAGAAGTGGTCGCCTTGGTAGTATCAAGCCAAGCATCTGGCGAAACCAGCGTATTAGTTGAGGCGCTAGGTGAGCTTGAAGAACATGAGAAGTCGGTTATCTGGAAACAGCTAACAGGCGACCAGCAAAACTTTGTACGACTAACTAAGGAGATGTAATTATGAGTGGATATGACAATTCAAACAGGGGTAGTGTGTGGAAGAATGAAGACCGAAAGTCGGATACACATCCACAATTTAAGGGTCAGGCAGAGGTAGGTGGAGTTGAATACTGGGTGAGTGGTTGGTTGCGTAAGGCAGATGCTAACCCTAAAGCCCCTGCAATGTCGTTTAGCTTTACGGCTAAAGAACAACAGACGGTTAAGACTCCACAGCAAAATAAAGCACCAGCTAATGATTTTGACGGTGAAGATATACCGTTCTAACAGACAAAAAAAGCCCACTTTTTTAAGGTGGGCAAAGGTACTTCTGGAGCAGTAATTAATATATCACATGAGGGCTTAATATGAAAAGCATTGATACGGGGGCTAGCTTAAGAGTAGCTCAGGCAAGATTTAAAATAACGAGTAGCGAATTGGGGAGAGTGTTTAGCGTACACCCACAGCAGGTCATGCGGTGGCGTACTGGGGTGGATATGAAAATATCATTAGCCATGCGATTAGCGTCCCATTTTGGGATAACCTTGGCTGAATTTATTAAGTTTGGTGAAGCTAATGGCTGATCTTAAATTTACGGTGACGGATAATAATGTCAAAGATGAGATGCGTAAAGTTTGGGATATGACTAACAAGGGGTTGAGAAGCGGTGAACCTGTCATTGTAACACTAGGTCGTGAGTCTGCATCTAATCTACAGGGTAAATGTTATCACGCTATGCTGGGAGACATAGCCAAGCAGGTTGATCTAGGCGGTAGCAAGTATGACCTTGAAACGTGGAAAGCGTTGATGGTTTCAGGCTTTGCCACTGAGAAGCAGCAAATGGGTGAGCCATTACGCCGAGGTAATAGATGGATTCCTAGCCTATGTGGAACGCACATGATATCTATCCGACCTAGTGTTAAGGAATTTACTAAGGCTAATGGCAGTGAGTTTATCGAATACCTGTACGTTAAAGGTGCAGAGTATGGCGTAGAATACACCGATAAAACATTGGCTGATTATGAAACATACAGGCAGGCTAATGGCTAACGCTAAAAAGAGGTGTCGCCACTGCAAAGAATACGACCTAGTAGAATCTGGTATTAAGGTTCCGCTTGGATTCTTCTGCTCTATGTCGTGCGTGGTAGAACATGGTAAAAAAGGCGCTAGAACAGCCTCAGACAAGCGTAAGCGTGAAACTCATACCAAACTAAGGGCAGAGCTTAAAACGGCTTCTGAGTGGCGTGTAGAGGCCCAGACAGCCTTTAACGCGTATATCAGGTGGCGTGATAGGGATAAACCTTGCATTAGTTGTGATTCTGTCGCTGATAGAAACAATGGCTACTGGGATGCAGGTCATTACCGATCAAGGGGAGCCGCTAGGCACTTGTCATTCCACCAGCATAATTGCCATAAGCAATGCCATAAGTGCAACAGATACCTTACTGGTAACGTGGTTGAATACAGAATAAGGCTCATTGACCGTATAGGGTTAGATAAAGTTATTATACTTGAGCATAACAATGAAGTGGTTCGCCACGATATAGCCTACCTAGCTAGGATTAAAAAAGTATTCAAGGCAAAGCTAAAAATAAAGAGGTTATTTAATGCGTGAATTAAAGGCAACACGCGAAGAGATTGAATTGGCTGCTCAAATGGCATCTGAAATGGGAGTTTTAAAGCACTCATTGACTGCTGGTGGTGGTAGCCAAGCTGGGTTTTTAGCAGAGATAGTTGTGGCTCGTCATATAGGTGCTATGCAGGCCAATACCTATGATTATGATTTAGTCATGCCTGACGGTAGGACCATTGACGTTAAAGCGAAGCGAACAAGCGTGAAACCTAAAGAGCATTACGAATGTTCTATTTTTGCATACAACACCACTCAAGTATGCGACTTTTACGCCTTTTGTCGTGTACTTAATGATATGTCTACAGTCTGGATTTTAGGTATTATAAAGAAGAAAAATTACTACAGCAGAGCCACTAAGCGGTTAAAAGGGGAGTATGATTCTAGCAACAACTTTACATTCAAGGCCGACTCATACAACATGAAAATATCAGATTTAAACCCATCTAATTAATGTTTATTAACAAAAGTGTTGTACCTATTAACAAAAGTGTGTATACTATTTGTAAGTTAAGTAACTAAACAAGCGGAGCATCACATGATTACATTATTTTCTAAAACACAGATTGTAGAACTAGCAAAAGAGTTTGCAGAAGCTAACTATGATAATGGGATGGATTACTTTATTGAAGGTTACGAAGATTCAGAATGGATGGATTACATTGGCAGTAAACAACTAATGCAAGTTTTATCATGTATGGTTATAGACGCTAATATTCGCAAACTACACTCAGAAGAAATTACAGCACAATAACAATAACGGGGCTTCGGCCCCATATCAGGGAGTTAGCCATGAAATATAAAACCTGTATTTATTGCAACTACCAACAGGAAGAAGAAGGTACTTGCCAGATATGTGATTCTTTAATGCTAGATTCATCGGTCCTAGTAATTGATTGTAAAGATGATATTGCAGAGGTTAACGGTGACCATGTACTTAATAAAGAAATAAAGGTAGAAAAATGAGCGCAAAAAATAAACCAGTATCAAAGCCAATGAGCAAACAATTCGAAGATAACTATGATCGAATTTTTAGGAAGGATTCTGTCCCTATTGGCGAAGACACTAGACCAAAAGATCGTGTAAAGCTGGGCTTATCTCCTAGCTGTATTGTAGAAAACATTAATTCGAAGGATTTAAAATGAGTTTAATATTCATACCTAAAATAGCAGAAAGCTATAAAAAAGTATTTTCGTTTGGTAGTGGTAAAAAAGGTCCGAAGGTAAAGGTTATTTCACGCGAGGTTATATTATGGCCTAAAAATGATCTTAATAAATTAGTTAACTTGAGAGCTATTGGTGTTACCTATAAAGCCTGCGGTGTAATTCTTGGCAGGTCAGCTAACTCATGTGGTAGTGCTATCCAGACGAATAACCTTTATAGTGCTGTCCAGACTAAACGAAACCAACTAATAAAGGAGGCATTAAATGACGCTAAAAGAGAGGTTAGCAATATCAAGAAAGGTGAATGATAAGCAGCACGAAATGGATACTTATCACGCAGCGATAAAAGCCAACAGTAAATTCTCAGACTTCTATCGTGACCAAGTGCTTCGTCTTGAAGCAGAGATTAAAACTATTTTAGCTTGACCGCACTAAGCTTGCCAGACATTAGTTTGGTGAGCAATCCACGCATACCGAACTTCACAATATAAACGCCAATCACTAGGTACTGATACCAATCTGGCATGGCAGCAAATGATTTAAATGCTGCTGTGATTTCTTCTTGGTAACCTAGAAATGATGCCGCTATAGGAACCAGCAACAAGGCAATCATAATCTCGTCAAGAAGCGACTTGTCCATTTGCCGCATAGCTACTAGGTCAAGGTTAAATTCTTGAGTCTGACCACTGTCTGCCAGCTTATTGGCTGCTCTAACACCTGCCACCTTTACATCAGCTTCGGCTTGAACACCTATAATAGTTGCTGCCTGTTTAGCTTTAGCAATATCATTCTTGCCGCTCAAATAGGTCTTACCTAAATCAGCTATCGGGCCAACTATCGATGAGAAAATACCCATTTAGTCCTCCAGTTCAAAGTGCGGCATATCTTGCCACGACTTCCAAAGTCCACCCCATTTTAACTTGTACCCTAATTGGGCCGAGGCTTGAAGCATTGCGCTAGCGGCTAGAGCTAGGTGGATTGTATTCCAACTGGCTTTGCCGTCAACGTAAGCGTACAGGTCAAGTGCCTTGCCTGATTGGTGGTATGATTTATTTGTTCGACCATCGGCCTTTGATTTTCCTGTCCTAAACAGCTCGGCTTGATCTTCAGTGGAGCGCAAGCCGCCAGTAGAAGGGATACCAAAATCAATGTTGGAGATTTTAATGGCAAGGTCTGCAATTTCAATGAGTCTACCATCCACACCTGTTAAGTTCTTTATGCTGTTTTTACCTAATTTAAAACTCATAACCGTTCCCTTAGTTGCAGAAAAAGTGCGTTACTCGCAAGTACGCAATAGTAGTTACAGAAAAAGCGCGTTATTCACTTGTCAGCCTTGTTGTCTAGTTTGTCGAATATGGCACCAAGCATCTTTTTTATTTCCAGCATATCGTCCCTATGATCTTCACGCCTGATGTAGTTCTTGGGTAGGTCTTTTTCGACTTCTCGAATAGCTTCCCACATCGATCTTAAAAACCATCCTGCAACTGCCATTCCTGCTGCTATTGCGAAGTTAAAAACAATTTGCTGTTCCATGCGGTTTATCTCAAGTAAAGGGCTACGCCAAATGCTGCGGCTATAATAACAAATATGATACCACATGCTTTCAGTCCTATTGATATATTTTCATCAATAGCCTTTCGGCGTTGGTATTGCTCACGAGCTGCCTGCTTCTCAGCTTCTTTTATATCCCTACTGTATTGGGCTTTAAAAGCCAAAAAATCTGTATAACCATTTATACGGCTCTTATTTAATAAATACTTCAAATCAGCTTCTTGCCTAGCTAACTGCTCTTTAGCTTGGAATGCTTCCAGCACATTGCCCTTTTTACTAGCTGCGGCTTTGGCTATATCCTTCTCAGCCTTAAAGTATTGGGCTACTGACGCACCAGCATCGGCGATCTCTTTGCCATTCATCAAGGTGTTTTTAATCACCTGAAACGCTGCATTAGCGATTGCTAGTTCAGCTAGCACTTAGCCACCCAGTGCAAAGTAGATAATGGCCCATATTGCTTATAGGCTACAATTCCCGTTATACGTTGGACGCTATACCGCTCATTAACATCTTCCACTTGAGGCTCAACCAATAGCACCTGACCCACTGGGGCGTATAATGGCGCTATAACTGGGTAAATCTCAGTGACGCTTGACCACATTAAGCATCCTTAACCGCTTGAGGCGTAGCATCAATAGTTACTTGAGCTGCTTC